GCTCGAAGCGCCCAGCCCCTGCAAAGGGTGATGATATAGTCCGATCTGGCTAGAAATAGTCAGCACCGTTTATTCGGTGATTGTAGTTTAGCGAGCTGCAATTAACAAAATGTAAGATCGTAAGCAACAGATTCCAATCATCTGATGTTGGATTGTTAATCGACATGGACATGGTCCAAGTTGGTTTTCTAAGACCATATACAAGCTATGAATTGGCTAAGACTGGTGACTCCACCGCTCGCAGCATCGTGGCTGAATTTTCGATCTTGCCAATTTCGCCTGAGGCGCACGGCAAGATTGTAGGCTTAACAGTAGCCTAATAATTGTGAGAGGGGGAGCAATCCCCCTCTTTTTTATAGGGAGAAAGTTTTATGGAAAAATGGCGACCGCTCGACGAAGATAATACAAAAGTAGAGCTGTTTTGGTATGACGAAGACACACAGACTCAGCACGTTAAAACGGTCTATAAACATACCGACCTTATTGTCGATGCAAACAAATCCATACAGGGCAACCAAGCCGGGAGAGATAAAGAAAATCATTTCTGGGAAGTTGCACGCATACCGCCAAGTGTTCAACATCTTTGGCTGCAGGAAGGTTTAGACATTTACAATCGTGAGCATGGTGCTCGGTTGATGAAAAAGCTTGATGACCCGGAATGGAAATATCTCAGGGTGCAGACTGGTCGGATTGGCAGAAGATCAGGTCACATATGAATGTCATTGAACAGCTAGACGAGGAATTATCGCTTGATGTTGATAACTGGCAAGCAGCCGTAAAACTTGGCGCGGCTTACCTCAAACTTGGCAACCTCGGACACGCATACGCATTTCTTAGCCAAGCGGTTGGCATTGAACAGAACGAATTTACGTTGAATGAAGCAGGCCGAGTTTTTGCTGCAATGGGTCGGTGGAATGAGGCGTTAGAATTTTACGAAGCAGCGGCAAACAAGAACCCGAAGAACGTACAGGCCGCTAATAACGCTGCATTGGCGCATCTAAATATTGGCGACCATGACAAGGCTGCAGAATGGCTCATGAGGCCATTTGCCAAAATGACTAAGGATGAATACGAAGCAGCTGACACACGCGAGCTGGATTGGAACTGGGCATTTGTACATTTAGCCCGGGGCGATTACCGCAAAGGCTGGGAAGCGTGGAACAAAGGCGAAGGACACGGCGATCGTGTCAAGCGCCATACATACGCTCCCAGATGGATGCCGGGCGATAGTGGCGATGTCGTTTTTTACGGTGAGCAAGGTCTAGGCGACCAGATCATGTTTGCCGAATGTCTTTATGATGCAATTGGAGATGTGAAAAAAGGTGCAGTGGTCGAAGTGGATGAGCGCCTAGCCAATCTGTTTCGACGCAGTTTCCCCGAAGCAAAGGTAATGGGAACATTGAGCAATGAGCAGCCCGGCTGGAGAGCTCCCGCTGATGCTGGTTCAATTCCGCTTGGATCACTGCCTCTTTACTATAGACCGTCAGCTGCGAGTTACCGGGGTCACCCTTATTTATTAGCTGACCCGGAGCGTCGATTAATGACGCGAGCCCTGCTTGGCTCATTAGGCAAAAAACAAAAGATAGGTATTAGCTGGACTGGGGGATTACGACACACTGGTGCGATGGCGCGGAGTGTCGAACTGAAAAAACTGATGGCGAGTTTCAAACGCATCAACGCTAAATTTGTTTCGCTTGAACATACCCATTACGAAGATACAGAACAGCATAGCGTCAAAGCGTTTGATTATATTACTGGCAGAGCTTTGGACTATGACAATACAGCGGCACTTGTAAGCGAGCTGGATCTTGTTGTTAGTGTGCCTAATACAGTTGTGCATCTTGCCGGTGCTCTTGGCGTACAAACACTAGTGCTCGGATCAAAAGCGCCGAGCTGGTGTCACACAGTTATGAATATGCCGCTCTATAAATCAGTTGAAGTAATGAACGATTGGACGCCTGCAACGGCTGCTAAACGCATAAAGGAAAAGCTTGATGGCATTGTCAAATTACGGTCAGCTTAAAGCTGCAGTCGCTGACACATTAAATCGCGATGACATGACTTCGCAGATTGTTGACTCAATTACGTTGTGCGAAGCAATGGTCAATCGTGATCCAAAGTTTCAAAATCGATTTATGGAAACAACGTCTACTTTGACATTTGACGCAGCTGGCGAAGCAAGTTTGCCAGCTGATTTTATTGCAGCTCGAACACTTGTGTTTCAGTCGAGCCCTCGCAGCAATCTAGAGTTTTTGTCAGCATCTGGATTTGAGACAAAGTTTCCGAGCACAAGTACTGGCCTGCCGATTAACTACACTATTATTGGCGACAAGGTAAAAATTGGACCGCCACCTAACAGCGGAGCTGGCGCTGTTCTACGCTATTACCAGCGAGTGCCAGCCTTAACAAATGACAGCGATACAAACTGGTTGCTGACGTATTACCCGGACATTTACTTATATGGCACGCTGGTTCATACAGCGCCATATCTTGGCGAAGATGCGAGGCTGCAAACTTGGTATGGAATGCTAGATCGAGCTGCAGCTGAGCTGGCAGGTCAAGATAGCAGAGCAAGGTTTAACGGTTCGCCAGTTGTACCTAGTGTTGCGGTAACGATCGTATGATTCCAAATCCGTCAATCTATCCTGACTGGAAAAGATGGGGCCAGCAAGTACAGCAAATATTAACGCCTCTTTTAGAAAGTTTAGAGGTGTCGTTCTTCCGTCAAGGCAATGTCTTGAGGGTGGCTCGGCATGACGTTGCGGGGCTCCCTTCCGCGACTACGCCGGGCGAAATTATTTTTGTAAACAATGAAACTGGGGGAGCCGTTCTAGCATTCAGTGACGGCACTAATTGGCGACGAGTAACTGACCGAGCGATTGTGAGTTAATATGGCTACACCCACCACGCGACTAAAATTAAAAAAACAAGCACTATCCGAAAACCTCAACACCTGGGGATTGTCTAACGGCATCAACGGTGTCATCGATCAGGTCGATGTACTCGCTGGTTATCTTGAGGTAGATCTCGGAACATCGACCAGCTATACATTTGGCACGACAAATTATTCAGTAGTTGGCAATGAACATGCGTATCGTGCTGTTAAGTTTACTGGCACGCCTGCATCTGGTGTGACGGTAAATATCCCGGCTGTAGATGACTTTAAATTTATCGAAAACGCTACCGGGCAGACGATTACATTTTCCAATGGCTCAACGACCGCAACTTTGGCGAATACGTTTACTGGTTACTTAAGAACCAATGGCAGCTCTTCTATAACGGTCTTGGTGCTCCCTGATGGTGTAAACGTCCAGACAGTGGCTGCAAATATTGCCTCAGTAAATACTGTCGCTGGTATTTCTAGCGATGTAACAACGGTAGCTGGAATTTCATCTGCAGTGACTGGGGTCAATGGGATAGCCTCTGATGTATCCGGGGTGAATGCGATAGCGTCGAATGTGACGACTGTAGCTGGCATCTCTAGCGCGGTCAGCGGAGTCAACGCGATAGCGTCAGACGTAACGGCTGTAAATACAGACCCGCTCAAAACCAACATTGGAAATGTGTCTTCAAACGCTACAAACATAAATTCTGTAGCTAGCAATGCCACTAATATAAATACCGTTGCCGGTATCAATGCTAATGTAACCACCGTTGCTGGTATAGCCAGCGATGTAACTGGTGTAAATGCTATTGCCAGTGACGTTACTGGTGTGAATGCAGTGTCATCAAATGTAACCACCGTTGCTGGTATATCGGCAAACGTAACCACCGTTGCTGGAATTTCTTCAGACGTAACAGGCGTAAACGCGATTGCCAGTGACGTATCAGGGGTAAACGCCATAGCGTCAGATGTTACAGGCGTAAATAATATATCGAGCGCGGTGACAGCCGTTGATAGCAATAGCGCAAATGTGAACACCGTTGGGACAAATATAAGCAATGTAAATAATGTTGGCGGCTCGATAACATCAGTTAATACAGTCGCTAATAATCTTACAGACGTAAACGCATTTGGTAACACTTATCAAATTAGCACAAACAACCCCACTACAGACGGTGGCGGGAATGCCCTTAGCGCTGGCGACTTAGCGTTTGTAACCTCAGCGTCAAAACTTCGCGTGTATAATGGATCTTCTTGGGAAGATGCGGGGTCAGCGACAAACGGCACAGTTGATCGACATAGTTATGTAGCCACAGCAAATCAAACAACATTCCCAGCTACAGGGGCTATTTCTTATAACCCTAATTTTGTGGATGTTTACCTTAACGGTATAAAATTGGTGAACGGCACAGACGTGACCGTAACGAGCGGAACTAATATTGTGCTGGCAACTGGCGCGGCTGTTAACGATACGGTTGATGTTGTCGCCTATGGCACTTTCGCATTGGCTGATATGTATACGAAAACGCAAAGTGATAATCGTTACGTGCAGCCAACTGGCGCTGTAGCCAATATTTCTGGCGGAGCGGCACAAGGAATTTTGTATCAAAGTGCGGCGAGCACGACTGCCCATCTTGCTGCGGGAACTAGCGGGCAATTTTTACAAACGAACGGAACTGGCTCTGCTCCAACCTGGGTAAATGCCCCAGCGGGATCAAGCATCGCTTCTACGTTAAAATTTGCCTAGAGAGAGGAACAAAAAATGGCAGATCAAATTAAACAACTGGCTTTCAAAGAGTTTACCGATGCGGAGATCGAGGCGGGTACTCGCTGGGATGCGCTTACTACTAATGGAACCACTCACTACGTCATAAAATCGATAGAGGGTACACAAGGCTATAATGCAGGGGCGATAGAAGCAACGGCAACTATTGGCCTTACGACAGATTTTAATAATGGCAAATATGTTAACCTTGGCGTATGTGCGAAAAGAGACAGACTTGGCTTAAGTGGGTCTGCAATCATGGACGCAAATAGCACCTTATCCATACGCCCGACCGCTAAGACGATTTCTTACCTCGATCAAAGATTTCAGCTTAGTCGTGCTAACAGCAGTAGTAGCATGAACAAGTGGCAACAACACAGCAAACCATTTGTTAATAATGTACAAGATACAATTACTGAAAACACGTACATTAATACATCTACTACACACAGTCCAAGTCTTCCGATGAATGCTCAGATCGAAAATTATGTTGTATATCACACTAACGCTAATGGCATAAATCTGGCTATTTATTTTCGACAAGGTGGATCCAACTCTTGCGGTTTTTCATTAGTAAATGCCGACACTGGTTCTGAATATGGGTATTACCAATCGAGCTATGGAACCCCATTTTTTGATGGTGAGCGTTACATTTATTTTATGCGGGATGGTAGTTACGATCATCAAATTAGTTTTTTCGATTTAGATAAATCTGATTTAACACCTTCGGCAACGCAAGGCGGTTCATCTGGTCAAAATTACTTTCATGGTGCTTGGGTCTATAGTGGAAACCAGCAAATATCCTCGCAAACCTCTTATGATAATCGTAAATGTTTTTTCTATTATGATCGTTATTTAGACAAAAAATTTATTGGGTATAATTCAGAGGGCAATCAGAAATTTGTTCTCTATGAAATTCCAACAACCACACCAACTCACGATTATAATAATACTGGTCTAAAATGGATTTGGATAAGAAACAATAACCACAGTTCTGGCACAGATCCTTTTGGCAACAATACTAATTCAGCTTGGTCTCTAGGCTACATTATGCACTCATACACTAGTAACAATCAAGTAGCTATGAAGATGACATATGATGCTACCAAAGAGCGTTATTATATTTTTGCTCAAGATGCTTCTCGCATATATGCGTGGACGTTTACTCGCCAAGAATATGATAACACCGCTTCACAGGGTCTTTTAGACCAAGGCTCAATGCAGGGGTATGGACTTTATATGATTGCGGGAGCTTCTGCGGCTGATGCAGGTTTTAACACTAGTTTTTTCGCTAATTACAGTTCGTCAAATGGCGCTTTTGATTTCGGCACAATGTCAGGTGCGTTAACTGGTTTTACGATTAAAAATGACTGGAATAAATATTATGAAGGTCTAAAACTTTATACACGAAATTATAGTTCAAACTATCAATTATACGAAATTGATTTAACTAATGCTACAGCCACAAAAGTTGACACAGGCATGACAGACTCAGAAAGTTTGACTAATTATCATGGATCTTTTTGGATGGGTTGGGCGGTTCCAACGTCTACCCAGAAAGCCGCAAGAGCATATAATATAGCGCCAAAATTATCGGTGAGAATATCTGGGATTTTATCTGATCAGTAAAGGAACAAAAAATGTTAACACCAGTAGATGATGCGGCCCCTGTTGCCGCCACAACAACAACGACAGAGCCAGCGCCAGACAAACAAATTTGCGTAATGAACAATACGGCAAGTGCGGTGGCCTATACTGTTCCAACTGGAAGAAAATTCGTCGGATATATTGGTCACCAATACGGTTTAGGTGGTTATTATATGGAAGTAACTACAGCTGGCACATCAAGCACAACAATGCGATATTACGGTGGGGTTGGGGCCGAACCTAACCAATATAGATCCATAACCACTGTTGAGCATACGTTCCTTGCAGGAACATCAATGAAAAATAGCCCAAGCGGTTCACAATGTTATGTATTAGGAGTTGAGAGCGATGCCTAATAGAGTATACAACGCGGTTGAGTATAATATTACATCAACTTTCCATGAGGATGGATCTTCAACCCATGCGCTAGAAACTATTGTAGAGGAAGGCGAAACACCAGTAAAAACCTTCCGCACAGATCTGGGAACATATTGTCCAGAAACTTTAGCTGAATTTAAAAGTCAAGACGAAACGATTGAGTGGTTAATGAATTGTCCAAATTCAGTATGGAGTCCTTGGTACGAGTTACCAGAGCCAGAGGAAGGTGAATAATGAGCCGCGCAAGAGATGTTGCCAGTAACAATTTTGCAGTAGACACCTCGCCAACACTCCAAGGCGATTTGACAATGGGGTCAAACTCTATAGCTGATGGTGTGCTTGGGGTCAAAAATACTGGGTCACAATCAGAACTACGCCTTTATTGCGAAGTAGGAAACGCTCATTATGTTTCGCTCAAAGCGCCAGCCCATAGTGCATTTTCGGGGAACCACTCAATAACGCTTCCACCGAATGACGGTAATGTTGATCAATTTTTGAAGACAGACGGCAACGGTGTTACGACTTGGAGCGACATACCAGCAAGCGGCGGCGCATGGACTTACTTGAGCGAGGTGGTATCTACTAGCAGTACAACGGTCGATTTCTCAAACGTGTTTACGTCAACCTACGACAACTACAGGATTGTGGCTAATAATGTTGGCGGTAATACTAGCGACATTGATTATGAAGCAAGTCTTGAATTTAGCGGAAGTACAGGAAGTTACACTGGTTATAATTACTATGTACGGCTGAATGGTAATAACACCTCAACGTACCTTTATGGCGGTGGGGGTGTTTTTACGCGATATCAAAACAATACTGGATCTGTCGCACAACGAGCAAATTTTGTAGTTGATATTCTCAACCCAAGATCGACGGACGCAAAACACGCATATATCTGGGGAAGCGGTTACTCTGGATGGGGAAACATCCCTGTAAACATAATCCATACTGTTTTACAAAATTATACAACGACAGAACAAACAGGAATAAGGTTTCAAGCAAGCAGTGGAACGATGACAGGCACGTTTAGACTATACGGTTTCGCAAAATCATAAGGATTTAATTATGGCAAGAACACACGCAACGCCTGATGGCGAAGTTCCGTTCACTGCGGAAGAGGAAGCCGCACAAGACGCACTTGAGGCAGAATGGGCGGCTGGTGAAAATAACAGACTAGCAGAAATGGCTAGGGCTGAACGGAATACAAAACTTGCAGAAACCGATTGGACAGCAAGCAGTGACGTAACCATGAGCGATGCAATGAGAACATACCGCCAAGCGTTGCGCGATGTGCCAGCGCAGTCTGGTTTTCCCACAGATATAACTTGGCCTGAAAAACCAGAGGAGTAGTCAGTAATGATTTCAATGGCAGACGCCTATCGCCCCGGACCTGATGGTCAAATTGACATGGATTTATTCCAACAATATGCCAATCAACAAGCAGGCATATTAAATGCGCAAGGCGGCACAGGAGCAACGGCGGGCAATCCTAACCTAACAATGGGCCAGCAATATTTGGCTGCTAATCCTGATGTTTTTCAAGATGCTACAGCTCGCGCCCAAGCCGAGGGGATTGCCCCGGGTCAAGCATTTCAAAATCGAGTCGATCAAATAGCGCGAGAGCATTTTGATCTTTATGGGATGAATGAAGGCCGATCTGGCTTTGGTTATACATTTCCAAATGCGGGTACTTTTGCACCATCTCCGTTTGATGGTCCCCCAGCCTCAATACAAAACAACTCTGGCTTTCAAGGCAACGCTAATCAAAATTTTACTGGAACTAACACTAATACGCCAAACATGCAGGCAGTCAACCAAAGCTACGAAACAGCTCTAAATAATTTTGGTGGATTGTTGTCAAATTATGGTGACTTTTTTGGCGGTCTGCTATCGGGTGCTCAAAATGCTCAGTCTGGCAACATGGGTCAAAATTACACTGGGTTTTATGCGCCAGGTCAAACGCCGGTAGCTGGTGGTTTCGGATCATTTCCAGCCTACAATTTTGGCGGTTTCAACGCTGGCGGCTCATGGGGCGGCAGCACAGGCGGTGCAACGTCTGGCGGGAACACTGGACATAGACAACTTTGGACAATGTAAATGCCAATAATCGAATTACCAATCAAGCCTGGGATCATCAAAGATAACAGCCGGTTGCAGTCAGAGTCACGCTGGATCGATGGCGATAAGATACGATTTCGCAGGGTTGGAGATCGAACGATGCCAGAGGTCATTGGTGGGTATGAGGATCTGTTCGATGCACCAACATCTGGATATGTGCGGGGGAAAGCGCGAACAATCCATGTCTACGAAACAAATGAAAATGTGCGGCAGGTAGCGGTCGGCACAAGTTCAGATTTATACTGTTATACAGGAGCTTTACTTTGGCCGATTACTCCAATAAGAAGCAACCAGACGTTGAGCAACGCTATAACAACTACAAGTGGTTCACCGACTGTCTCAATAACCTCTGCAACTCACGGAGCCACCAGTGGCGACTATGTTCTGTTAGACCAAGCAGCGCCCGTTGGCGACATCAACCTAGGCTCAAGTGGCTCATTTACAGACAAGATTACAGCAATCGCCCAGGCGAAGACATTAGTCATTGAAAACGCTGCACATGGATTATCAACCGGGGATGCTGTTTCGATATCAGGTGCTACCGGGTTTGCTGGCATCCCAGCATCTGAGATTAATAAAACGCTGACTGTTTATGTCATCGACGCAGATATGTTCATCGTCGCGGTCGATACAGCTGCAACAAATGACGCAACAGGCGGTGGTGCAGTAACATGGATTGGTCACCGTCAATACGAAGTGACGGTGGTCGATGCAAACACATATACAGTAGAGGCTAAGAACAACGCAACCGCATCAGTGTCGGGTGCTGGTGGTTCGTTAAGAGAAGAGTTTTTGATTCCAGTAGGCAACGAAACATCTTTGTCAGCATCTGGTTATTCGACAGGAGGTTATTCGCAAGGTTACTATTCAGCTCCGAGCTCAAGCGTTGCGACGACTGCTCGGACATGGACACTAAGCAATCTTGGCGAGATATTAATTGCCAACTATATCAATAGCCCACTGTACCGATGGGACAACAACCCTTCTATCAGAGCTGTATCAATCAGCGCGACCGTAACAGATGCACCAGTTAAAAATCTTACTCACATGGTGACGCCAGAAAGGTTCCTAGTAGCACTAGGTACGAGTGACCAACCTAGTGGAACGTTCTCTCCGCTAACGGTTGCATTTGCCGACCAAGAAAAAGGTTTGACGACTGGCGACTGGACGCCCTCTTCTACAAACACTGCAGGTGATTTTATTCTTGGCGGTACATCTAGGATTGTAGCTGGCTGCGCGATGCCGGGGCTCAATCTAGTCTGGACTTTGAACGAATTATTTTCAATTCAATTTGTACCAAACTTATCAACGATATTTAGACCAACATTAATTGGATCGGGTTGCGGTCTAGTCGGACAGAACGCATGGGCTCGAGCTGGTGACTCTGGGTCGGTGTATTGGCTATCAACGTCGAAAGAATTTATGCTTTGGGCTGGTGGTACGCCAACAACGATTAGTTGCCCGGTAAAAGATTTTCTGTTTGACAATTTAGCGGATGGACAAGAAGCGTTGATCCATGCGGGTACGCTTGATAGTCAGAATGAAATTTACTGGTTTTACCCGACAACTAGCGATGCAGGGGTAACTGAGAACACACGTTATATATGTCTTAACTATGCGCTGCTTACTTGGACGGTCGGCACTTTTGATATTACAGCATTTGTTGACCGGGGCTTGGAAGAATATCCAATTGCGGCATTCAGTGACGGCACAATGAAGCTTATGGAAAAAGGTAACACCGCAAACGGCTCAGCTATACCAAGTGTCTTTTTAGAGTCAGGTTGGATCGATACCGCTGAAGGTACAACTCAGACTTTTGTCAAACGATACATTCCAGACTTTGCCCATTTATCTGGCGGTGTAAATGTTAAGATATTATCGAAAGACTATCCTCAGAGCTCAAACATAACGACAACAGATCTTGGTAATATTTCAACATCGACACTTAAGAAAGACTGCCGCATAACAGCCCGGCAGATTGCACTAAGATACGATTGGCAAAGCAATCCTACGGATGGCAGGCTCGGTCGTATTGAACTCGATCTTGAAAAAACAAACAGGCTGCGATGACGAGAGCCTGGGAGAATGCCAAGCCTCTTATAGAGGCGGCTATAAAATATCAGGACACACACACTATAACAGACGTTGAAAGAGAGCTCGCCAATGACCGGGCTCAGTTATGGTGTGGTGAAAAAAGCGCAATCGTCACGCAGATGGAAGATTACCCGGCAGGTAAAAAAGTTAGAGTTTGGCTGGCAGGTGGTGAGCTAAACGAGCTGCTTGAGATGCTGCCAGATATTGAGGCATGGGCAACAGAGCAAAAATGTTTGTCCGTTGTCATCGCTGGTCGTCACGGCTGGGCAAGAGTTTTGAAAGATTACACGCAACCATATGCGTATTTAGAGAGGAAAATTGATCATGGGTAAAGGCGGTCCAAAGACAGCGGTAAGTACAAGTGATATCCCAGCGAGGTATCAGGACTTTGTCGATAGTAACCTCGGCCTAGCATCCGTATTAGCCAACCGACCTTATCATAGGTTTGAGGGTCCGACCTTGGCAGGCTTTACCCCGGATCAGATTGCTGCGTTTAATCAGGTGCGTGGTATGGATGCAATGCGGATGCCGCAACAACAAGCAGGTAACGCTGCTACAGCTGCCGCCATCAACTCTATTACAAATCCAGAAACGATGATGGGTAAGTATCAGAATGCATTCACTGAAGATGTCATCGATAATTTAACTGGTGACCTGCGACGAGAGCGTGATGCGATGAACGCTACAGCCAGATTGCAGTCACCGTTTGGCGGTAGTAGAGCTGCGCTCGTTGAGGCAGAAAACAATCGTAACTATTTAGATCGATTGGCGAATGCAACCGGTCAGCTGAGGATGCAGAACTTTCAAGATGCAGCACGCCTAGGTCAGTCTGGTACAGGGCAGCTCATGCAGGGTGCGTCTCAATTGACCAACCAAGCAGGCGCGAACCAGCGCATGGGTCTAGAAGCAGCTGGCGCATTGTCAGGTATCGGACAGCAAATCCAAGGACTGCAACAAGCATCGTTTGCTGATAGAGAGAAGCGTTTCTTAGACGAGCTCAACTATCCATTGCAGGCATTGAACCTGAGACAGCAAGCAGTTGGCATGACGCCTATGGGCTCTGTGTCCAGAACGCCAATTACTGGGGGCGGCATGGATATAGGTGGATTGTTGAGTGGAGCTGGCGGCTTTATGAAGGGTATAGCAGCCTTGAGTTGCTGGGTAGCTAGAGAATGTTACGGCCCTGACAATCCTAAATGGATCGATTTTAGGAGCTGGATGTTTAGAGAAGCACCTGACTGGCTTTTTAATACTTACATGAAATACGGCGAGCGTTTCGCCAAGTTCATAAGCAACAAACCGAAAGTAAAATCTGTAATTCGTTGGATGATGGATAAGGCGATCGACTAATGGCTGTACCACAATCACTACTCCAAAATCTCGTAGCAAACGCTCAGCTGCAACAACAAGAGTCGTTGCGAGCTCGGAAGATGCGCGAGCTGGCTCAGGCTGCACCAAGGGGTCAGGCTGCTCGAATTGCTGCGCCTAGACCGATTGTCCAGCCGCCTAGTAGAGGCATGGGTCAGGGGCTCAGCGCACTAGGCAAGGCACTTGGCGACATTGGTCAGATGAAAAAAGAGAGTGCGGCTAAGGATGCTGTATCCGCATTATACGAACCACAAATGAGTGAATTAGATTTTGATGGCGTAAACCCATCTCCTCCACAAGTAACTTCGACAATGTTGCAACGTGTTCTTGCACAACATCCCGGCACAACAGTAGCCAAGCAAGGAATGGACATGGTCAACTTGTTGGCAAGACAGGAACAGAATCAGTTTATGAATGATTTTCGCGAACGACAATTAGGACAAGCGGAAAAACTGAAAAGGATGCAACTTGAATATGAGGGCAAACAACGATTTAAACCGGCTGGCCCTCTCGACTATAGAGAGCAAGGTATTGATCCAAGAGATTACCGACTTTCTATGAACGAGTTTGGCGAATCAAAAATACAGTATATGCCAACGTATGAGCGCCGGGTCGCGTTAAGGAAAGAAAGCAGACCCCCTGCTCCACCTAGACCATATGAAACACAATTTGACAAGGATATGGGGGGAGTTGGAAGTAAATATATAGTAGAAACTAGACAAGGTGGTAACGCCGCTAGAAAAACACTTTCTAACAATAGAAGAATAATAAACCTTCTAGATAAGGGTTTTACACCCGGAATGCTGGCTCAAACTAATATGACTATAGGCAAATTTGCCGACCTAATCGGTGCGCCAAAATCATTGTTAGATAAGCTTGGCATTATGGACATGAGCCAGATTGCTAAAGGCGAAACATTTGCGAATATTGCAGCTGGGTTTGTTTTCGATGCATTGCAGAACTTTACCGGTGCTATTTCAGAGGGTGAGCGAGCATACGTCGAAAGAAATGTGCCAACATTAGCAATGACCCCGGGTGGCATAAGAGCCATTGTAAAAATAAAAGATGCTATCGCTAAAAGAGCTATGCTTAAAGAAAAAATGCTAGCTGATTGGCAACAGAAAAGATTTATAGAAGGAAAACCACCTTCGCCAGAAACAAGAAATGCAGCTGGTCAAACTTTTGATGATTTTTATAAGCAACAGATAGACAAGATGGGCAATGTAATTAGCGACGACATTAGAAAAGAAATAGATGCAGCATCTCGAGCAACTCCAACTGACATGCAATTTGAGCAAGTAACCATTGGAGAGGGTGACAACCAAAAAACCTATCAAGTTATTGGCGGCAAATATTATCCTATGGGTGAAAACTAATGCAAGAAGTGACCGACCCAGAACTACTGAAAAAATTAGAAGCAGCTCGAACTGGCGGTGGTCAAACGAGGACGGCTGTAACAGACCCGAAGATAATTGCACAAATAGAAGCAAAGAGAAAAGGTGGTCTAGAGAGATTTACTGATAGCGGCCTATCGTCATTGGAAAAAGGCGCAAGAGATCTTAGAGGTATGGTTGGCGATGCAGCTGAGTTCATTGAAAAATCGTTTACAGGCGAAGGACGTTACGACCCAGCGATTGCTGAGTCAGGTGAGCTAGGCGACAACTTAGAAGGAACAACGCTTGGTCAGTCAGCAAGAATAGCTGGCGCATATGCTTTGACTCCAGATCCGTTTGCCATTGCAGATGTTGCAGAAAAAACATTACCCGGCGCAAAAGTAAGCGTCGATAAATTTAACAACCCGGTCATTGAATGGAATAACAATAAATACTACATCAACCGACCCGGGGCGTCATCTTCAGACGCTGCAAAGTTTGTAGCTGACCTTGCTCAATTTTACCCTGCCGCCAAAATAGCCTCTACGTTTGCAGGCTTGTTTGCGAGAGCAGGCATATCGATACCGTTATTTGCTGGAACGTCAGTTGCGCAAGATGTAGCAGCTGGACAACTTGGAAGCGATCAAGGCGTCGATATTGGTCGAGCAGGCATGGCAGGTCTTGGCGGTATGTTTGGCGAAGTACTTGCACCAGTTGTATTAAGAGGCTGGCGTGCTTTGTTTGGTAATCGAAGATTTTACCGTAATGGTAGGCTGACTCCTGAGGGTGAGGCTGCAGCTCGTCAGGCTAACTTGAACCCGGATGATTTAGGCGCAGCTGAGGCGCAAATTTTTGGAGCTAACTTACGCTATGCTTCAGACCGTTATAGCCAAGAAGCGCCAAGTGTTGCAGCTGGCATGACGCAAGCAGGTGAATTCAACGTGCCATTATCAAGAGGTCAGAGAACACAAGACCCAGCTCAGTTGAGGCGCGAAAGCTTGGCGATGCAAGGTGCAAGCACTGACGATGCACAACGAGCAATGCTGGCAGCTGATGAAACGCAACAACAAAATTTAGCAAGGGCAGCTGACGATATAGCTGACGAATTAAATATTGAATCTAGGATGGGTGGCACAAGGGGTGCAGCTGAAGCATTACAGACAAGGGTGCAACAAGCGGCAGAGGCTGCAAGGAAAGAAGGAAGTGATGCTTTTGAACAAGTGAAAATAGCTGATCAACCTACGTTTCAAGGGCAGTCTGTTATCGATATGCGGAATCAAATGGTTAATAATTTCCGCGAAGAGTTTAGTTTTAGTTATGACCCTAAGTTACAACCAAGGGTCGCTAACTTAATTAATGCGTTAAAGAGATTTTCGCCAAAAATTGTTGAGCGCAGAAAAACTCCGTTCTTCTTGCCAGAGCTCGAACGGTTTAGACGAATTATGAACAAGCAGATTGATGGCGCAACCGGGCAAGAACAAACCATGCTAATTTCGTTAAGAAACGATTTTGACAGCTGGATGGATAGCGCAATCGAAAAGTCTATGGTCGAAGGTGATACAGAGGTCATCAACCAGCTCAAACGTGCTAGAGGTCTGTGGGCCAACTATCGCCAAAAGTTTGGCGTTACTAGCAGTGGTGATGCAGGTGGAAAATTTATACAAAAATTGCTCGACCCTAGAACCACGCCTGAGGAAGTTGCAAAAGGATTATTTGGACTAACGAGAATATACCCAAGTAACTCTTCTAGAGTTATAGCTAAGCTGCAAGAAGCACTTGGCGATCAAGGCATGGCAGAGGTTCGCGAGATGGGCTGGACCACGATTGTTGATAAGGCAGTTACTGACAGTGTGCAGGGCGGCAACAGAAGAATGAGTCCACAAAAGTTTGTTACAGCGTTCCAAAAAGCGCTGAAAGAAAATTTAACGGCACTTAAACTATTGTACACACCTGACGAGCTAGCAAAGATGCGCAGGTTTGCCGGTCTTGCAGAACGTGCGATAAGGCCGACAACTAACCCTTCTGGAACAACTGCCGGTATGAGCACAGCCATTAGGGATTTTGCAAAACAATATTTTACAGTGATCGGTTTTACGCAAGGACTAGGAGCCGGGGTAGCAACAAGAGTTGGCTTAGACGCAGCCGAAAAAGTTGTTGGCGCTAGGCAGGCTAGACGAATGTTAAATCCAAGAGATCCTCGAGGCCGTCTCCCACTCGTTCCAGCTGCTCTTGGCGGCGGTGGAAGTAGTGCAGAGAGTAATCGGGCTGAGCCGCCAATAGCAAGGTGATGTAATGACATTCAGAGACGAATACGGATTAGCGCCAGTAGGTCTGCTCGGAACCCGGCCAGATATGATTAGCGTGAACCAACAACTGCTCGGCGTTAACGTACCCGGTCACGCTGCTCACATGGCAGGTTATCTTTTGCCCGGCTCAGGCATTACAGACGCAATAGGGAAATACCCAGCCGGTCCGGGCTACACTGGTGGTCCGTTTATGCCGTCATTGTTAGATAGCATTCGGAACCAAGATTATGCTTATGCATTGGGTCAGGGTATAGGTACGGTTGGCGATGTTGCGCAAATGTTCCCGCCTTTAATGGCTGCAGGCACGATGATTAAAATGATGTCAAATCCTTTGCGTGCGACAAAGAACATATCCCGAGGTGTGACTGGCGGTGGTAAAACACCTGACACAAACAAAATTTTAAAATCTGAGTCTTTTGTTGATAATCCAACAGCTCCCGGCCCTGTACAGCCGTCTGCAGTCGAGCCGCAACCCGGGTTCAGTGACATACAAATGGGCGACCCGGTAGGCGATCTTGTCTCTGGTCAAAAACCTATTCGGGGCCGAACGGATAAAGAGCTGGTTGCTATGCAGCGAGCAGAGTTATCACCGAAACAACTAGAAAAAATAAATGCACTAAAAACCACACACCCATCTGTTTATAAAGCCAGTCGATTTATGTTGCCTGGCGAGGTTACACAATTAATAGGGTCACAGAAAAACATCGAAGCAGCTGAACGATTGTTAGATGTTTTACCGCCAGCCAAAGAAATGACAGCACTTGGCAAAATAGGCGGTGCTAAACGAGGATGGTATCGCGCATCTACTCAAGCGCTTGTTGATGTATTTGGCGACGATGCGCCAAGGTTTGCTGCTTTGTTAGCTGCAACGTCACCGCAAACATCCGTAGAATCTAATTTGATTAATTCGCTTAATATTTGGAAAAACTGGACCGCTGCCGGTAGACCAACTAGCAGAGAAAAAATTCTCGACGTTATGGGTGACAGCGTGCAGGGAGAAAAAGGACGCGACTCAATATTAGGCGCATGGGAAAACAATACGGTTACCGCACTGTCTACTGTCGATCCTAGTGACATAAGATTATCTGGCGCAAAGGTCGATAGTTTTATGGCTAATCTGTCAGACGATGTTTATCGTTATACAAACGATGCTTGGATGGCAAATATATCAGGCATTGAACAAAGTTTATTCCAAGGCGGCGGCAAAGGACCACCTGCGTACCATGTTGTTTCTGCGTATGGCAGACAGGTGGGTAACTCTATAGGGCTAACGCCGAGAGAGATGCAAGAGACAGCCTGGACCGCTGGTATGGCATTATTAGAGGGCGCGAAGAGCAGAGGCATCCCGGTTACTGAGATGGTAGACAAGCTCACACGTAAGGATATTTTGGCGACCCCGGATTTTGCAACGCTATTCCAGATGCCTGAGTACAGGGGCGTTTTGTCAGAGGCTGGTTATGGAGATAAGGTCAGCAAATTAAAAGAGTTTAATTTTCCACCTGATCAACCTTTAACGAAGGCTGAAAGAAACGCTGCATTGAAAGCAGCTCAGCGTCTACAGGAGCTGGCGCAAATAAGGAACGCTGACAGTACAGTTAAGACGCTTACGATGAAAGATTACGAGGCAGTCGTTAACAATATATTTGAAGCAGTGCCTGGCAGATCTACTGGGGTGCTTGGCGGGATGGCAGATGCGCCAGAAAACATCCGCAAAAATTATTCCCAACAAGCGTTCAAGGCAATGACCGACCCTAGGGGAGTAGATGTTTTAAACAAGGGGCTCGGTTTAGATACGGCTAGAACGGTGCGCGGCACTGGTATGTATGTTGACGATACTAATGTGCCACAATTTAACCCACTAGCTAATGCGCCAACAATTGCCAACCTGACTAAATCGGGGACATTGGGTGCTAAAGACAGTGCGAAGCTGGATGCAGCTGCCGGTTTGCGTGGTGGTCTCCTAGCGCAAGAGGGTACACCCTATACCGCATTGAGCGCGAAAATTGGAGAAGGTGAAATCGTTGTTCCTCGCGACAAGGCTGCTACTACCGCATCGATGCAAGAAGTTGCGTCATTGCTTCCTGATAATACAGTCGCGGTCGATACAGGGAAAGGTGTCGGTTTATTAGATTTTGACTCGCCAACGATAACGCCATTGGACGAAGCTACAGAAGAGAGCGTAGTCGGTCTACTGCAAGCTGATCAAAAGCAACCGCGCAGCCCAGTAACAGTTGAAAAAGTTGGTGGTAATTACATTGATTACACAGATGAGTTTAAAGCAGGCGTGGGCAGTCAGGCGGTTGTACGCAAGATGATGAACTATCTCAACAAATTGTCGAGCAAAGATTTTAACAAGCTTGACAATAAAGAGGTACGCTTAGCTGCAAAAGATTTATTAGATTTAAATAAAAAAACCGCTGCTAAAAACAAATTTACTTTGAGAGAAGATCATCAAAACTTGTTACGCATTGTTAGCGAGAAAGGTCTCAAAGGGTTAAGAGCAGCGGTTGGTACTAAGGAATTATTACCGGCTATTTTTGTCCTCGGCCTTGGCGGTCAACTTTACCGGCAACATTCTGGATCGGACACTTGAGGCGTTGATTAATATCGTCAAGTATATGCTGCGGCGGTTTATACCAGCGCCATAGCTTAAAATTTCCGTATAAAGCTTCGCCAGTGTCTGGATCGGTAAATTCTATCTTAGCAAAGTAAGCGTCTTCGACAGGTTTATTGTATTTCGTGAGGGCGCGAATTTTCGCTTTTTGGTGTTTCATAATGAACACTCCTTCTTTAGTGCTTTTGGCGGGATGCCACGGCGCACAAGCTAGGTTCAAATGCCGTCCTGTATATATAGCAATTGTGTAGAGGTTTTGCAAATGACAAACAATCGCCCACCATTTGCGATGATGCTGTTGTTCGCGTTTGTTGTAATTATGTGGTTCTCAAGCTCAGCATTTGCACAAGTCACCCACTGTTACCCAGCTCAACAGTTGATGGATCGCCTGCACGACACGTTCAATGAAAAGACAGTATTCAAAGGTATTGGCCGACTAGGACACGTTACTGTCATCACATTAGACAAAGATACCGAAAGATGGACGGCCTATGTCATTAAGCCCGAGTTGCCACCAATGGGATGTATTGTTGATTTTGGATCAAGCGGATCAACTGAGGAGAAACCCGGTGTCGGAAGCTGATATCAATGAGCGTATCGCTGCTCTGGAACAACGAAACACAGATCAAGAGCGACGGTTGGCGGTTATTGAATTAAAGTTAGATCGTCTCCTTGAGTACTCTGCTTACGGCAAATCGAGCATCCGCATACTTATTACGGTGGGGTCCGTACTGTCAGCCGTAGCAGCTGCAGCTGCGTATGTTTGGGATAAGTTGCATTGACTCGCGACAATCATTTGCAAACGGCTGCATGGGCAGAAGCTTGTGCGGTTAAATATTTTATTGCACGAAATTATACCGTGTTAACGAATGTGAGTGGACATGGCCCGGTCGATATAGTGGCCGTAAAATCGCGAGGGAAAAATCGCCCTATCGTTTTGCTGGTGGACGTAAAAATCAAGACACAAAGATCATATGCAGCCTTGAGCAATGAACAACGATGGATGGGTGTTCGTGTTCTTGCGGTAGATCCTGATGGTAATTGTACGCTAGTGCCTGAGGGAGAGGAAAGAGTGCGCCCTAGTAAAAAAGAAAGGAAAGAAGATGGTAATGAAGATTTTGAGCAAGATTGATGCATGGTTCTCAGCTCTTGCATTAAAATGGCAAGTAGCCATAGCTATGGCGTCTTTGTTTTGTGTTATGGTCGGTATCATAGCGGTGGCTGGTTAATATGAACCCTACAGACTATGACGGCGATGGAAAAATATCCATCGAGGAAGAACAGGCGAGCGATGCGCACGACAAGCAAGAGACCCAACGCTATATGGCGATATCTGCATTTGTTTTGATGGTTGGTATTACAATAGTTATGTGTACGCCAATTATTGGCGACGATAGAATTAAAGCACTTAGCGGATTGATATCTTCAATGTACTTCGCCCTAAGTTCCCTATGTGGAGCCTATATGGGGTTCACAACCTGGGCCAATAAGAAGTGATTAATCTGCTCGGGAGTTTAGTGCAGCCTGTCACCGGGCTGCTCGATAAATTTATTGAAGACAAAGATCAAAAGAACAAGCTGGCTCATGAAATATCTACAATGGCTGAGCGACACGCCCAGGAGCTCGCTAAGGGGCAGCTAGAGATTAATAAGGCCGAGGCTCAAAGTAGAAACATTTTTGTCGCTGGTTGGCGACCGTTCATTGGATGGACCTGCGGTGTCGCAATGGCCTACAATTATGTGATCCATCCAATAATGATTTTTGTGCTCGCGCAGCTGGATTACCTAGTAGCACTGCCGGCATTAGACCTTGGCGAAATGATGCCAGTGCTGATGGGTATGTTAGGGCTCGGTGGTTTAAGAAGCTTTGAGAAATATAAAGGCATAAGTAAATGAACATGAACACAGTGATCGATATGCTCATTGCAAATGAGGGTATGGTATTACACGCATATAAAGACCACCTCGGTTATTCGACTATTGGGGTGGGTCGATTGATTGAAGAAGGTATGGGCGGCATCACTGAGGAAGAAGCACGCTATTTGTTAGAAAATGACATTGGAAGAGTGCGTGATCGGCTAGATAGCAAATATCCTTGGTGGCGAGATCTGTCTGAGAACCGACAGCACGTTATGATCGACCTGTCATTTAATCTGGGGAACCGGCTGGACAAGTTTGTTAACTTTTTGGCGAACATGGAAGCAGGTTCATACGATGCGGCTGCATTCGATTTGATGGATAGTTTATACGCCAAACAAGTGAAAGGGAGAGCAGAAAGAAACGCAGACCTTATCCGGGGAGGGTGACATGGAAGGAGTTTCTTGGGTCGATCTTTTTAACCTAGGACTCGGCGCTTTTGCTGTTATCGGGGGAATCGTATACAGCATAATTAGGCAAAGCGTTGATATCCAACATATGAAAAAACAAATAACTCAGTTATTTGAGCTCTGGAATAGCCGGGATAAGTAATTTGTACAGACAAATGGCAAGCTATCCAAAAAATACCCTTTAAGTATCTGATAATAAACACTTTATGCCTATAGACGTAGGCATGATGTACGCCTACATTAGCTGTATCTAAAACACTCTCATATATTCTCATATACTCTCATGGATTCTTAAGCTATTGATACTATTGCATAATTATGCACCGGTAGTATTATCATACATTCTCATGGTTTCTCATGAATTCTCAATTATTTGGAAAATTTGTACAGAAATGTGTCACGACCCCTTGCAAAACGTATCCCGAGATATTATATATATCTGTAGAAACAACGGATGACAAAAAAGGGAGCCAAAAATGTCATACACAGAAATCAATCATAGCAACGTAGCCAATGTTGGTGATGTAATCAAAGCCTACCATTTCGCACCTACACCTGACCGCGCAGATAGCTATCTTATTGGTCACGTTATCAAGAAGGGCATATGTGAGAGCGGCTATGAAGCCTACACAGTGCAAATCATTGAAAACGTTTTTGGCGGTAAGTCAAAGCCAGTGACCGAATACGAAATTTCTTTTGTGCCATATGCAGTTTGGGACGATGAATTCTACGCAAAGCATTGCGATGTAGCGCGAGTAAGTAAAGTCGATTAACTGATAGGGGCTTCGGCCCCTCACTTTTCAAGGGAGCAAACAATGACAAAACCTACCAGCGATTATGAAGCCTTAGTATTAGCGTTGCAGTTAGCGATCACGGCCCCGACTGAAGAAAAGGCAGCTCAGTGCGTTTCGATGGCTGAAGACCTAGCGGCAAATTTAACAGAACTAGAAGTGGCGCGAGCAAAGAAAGAAGCACAAGAGGGAGCAGAGTAATGGCACAAGTAATGACACAAGCAAAGTTTGACAGCCTTAAGCCAAAGGCTAAGCCGTATAGGGTAGCTGTCGGGCATAACGTGTGGGTGAACATAACACCCACTAACTTCAAAACTTTTATCTATCGTAAAATGAAGCATCGCAAGAAGATGGTGATCACCCTAGGGTCGTCACAAGGTATGGAGTTGCACGATGCTTTGACCACTGGATCTCTTTACAACAAGTTGTTGGCGAACGGTGAGCACTTGCCAACTGCAATAAAAAGGTCTGCGTATCAAACGATGACATGGAGAGAGGCGGCAGAAAAATACTTAAGCCAGCGTAACGATATCTCTCCCGGTCGAGTCAAGAAAATGCGCAAGGTCGTGATAACGGATATGACCGATGAATTTAACGACCGTCCAATGGCATCAGTTGAAAAGACACATATCAAAGAAGCTATATTACCATTCTGGGATATGCCTACCGCTAAGGAGCGGCTCAGCAACATCGCGGCCGTTTGGTATTTTGGCGTTAGCGAAATCGACGCAGACGTTCCTGTCTCAACAAAGATGGAAGAGATAAAAAGAACGTTGCCTAAAAAAGCAAAGCGTGCGGTTAAACATTTAGGTCAATTATCATTTGCTGACCTACAACAATGGCTTGCTAATTTGGACGGCAACAATCAGTTGAAAAAACGTGACAAAGTTGCAGCTGAAATAATTCTGCTTACTAACAAAAGACCCTCTGAAATAACCCTTGGCGAATGGGACGAGATCGATTTCGATAACGCTACTTGGACCATCCCAGCTGCACGGTTGAAGTCATCCGATAAAGATCATGTGATGCCTTTGAGCTCTCGCGTCATCGAACTTCTGAAGCAATGGCAACTTGAAGCGCCAAGAAATAGAGCAAGCATTGGTCACGATTATATTTTCGTTACTGAGGGCAGACGAGGCTTTCTAGACATAAGATCTTTGAACACTTCGATCGACCGCTACTACCCATTAGGTACAGCGACCAATGGCGGCAAGGCTGTTATGCATGGAACGGCCAGGGGTACGTTTAAGACTTGGTCTAAGGACCAGCTCGACGATAGCGACCGATATATCTATGAGAATGATGCAGTGGAGCTGCAGCTCGCTCATGCCGTAGGCACTGAAGTGGAGCGAGCGTACAATACTGCAAACGGTATGAAAATGCGTAGAAAGTTGGTTGAAGACTACTCACTGGCGGCACGCTCTCTCTGCCAGTGATACTCACCTTTAACGATTAATTTCTTAATTTCGCGGGGAGACCAGAAACGTCTCCCCCCTTTTCTTTCGCCTGGTGGATACCGTCCATCTTTCATACCGCGATACCATTGGGCCTGCGAGACCGGGTATCGTTTCAGAACTTCTTTTAAGTCATACAAATGATCGTCAAGCATCAACTTCTCCTAGGGTTGTTACGTGGCATAGGAACGAACTCGCACTCCATTGAGTAAACTCCGAGCCCGGCATCAATTAATTCTTCTGGCAGTGACGCCAAGTGATGCTGCATTGAGTAATAACACTCATTGGCACTGTGGTAGTTTGGCAGAGAGTCAATCGGATACAGCCAATGGTTGGCGAAAATAAGAACAATGGTCGCTTTAAACATCAATCCCTCTCCCTATTTTGTCTTAGCACCCGGACGACCGCTGATGTAAATTGCTCAGCCTGATCTTTGTCCATCTCTAGGCGTCTTATGTGTACCGTCTCGCCGTTGCTGTCTCGCTCGTACAACATGATGCAGAACAGCTCATCGATCCATCTCGGTTCAACATCTAAAATCGTTGGATCAGGCCGTGGATCTGCGTAACTTTTGCCAAAATCTCTTAGTCGCATTTCATTTCCACTACATTGTTGTTAATTTTGTCACGCAAAAGCTTTTCGACTGTGGAGCGATGATATCGTGAAATATATTTTGCTAGAATTGCGAACCGATTTTTGTGGTCCGTTTCCCAAAAAATTTGCCTCAAATGTTTTTGCTTCATTTCATCCTCTCTAATTGTTCCTTGTGGTCTTGGCGCTTGCGAATGGTCAGCATCTCGATGCTAAGTTTCATCAGTTCATTGTTTGTAAGCTTGACCGAAAAGATCGGTTCTCGATCTTGGGGGTTGTAACACCGTAGCTCTGGACCATCGTCGCCATCGAAAATGATTAGTCTTCGGTAGGGGCTCATTTGCCCGGACGAGTCACTGATGTGCATTAATACACTCGCCCGGGCGTTTGAAGATCCCCCGGCAATAGCCGACAGTTGGAAAAATGGAAACCATCACCGGGGGCAGACACAGACCATCCGTGTCAACCGAAGTCGCCATCGTCACTTGGCGAAGTTGTTGTCCAGCTCACTGGATCCTCGTCAAAAGCAGCGGGTCTCTTAACCACCTTCATGGTAAATGCTGGCGCAGGGTTTTTGTTAGCACCAACTTTCTCACTACCAGTGATCGTTACTTCTACTGCTTTTTTCGATCGTTCTGCTTCTGGAATTTTTTGCAGCTCGCGGCCCAGTGGAATGAGCTGCTTGAATACTGTCTTCTGATCAGCTGCCCATTCTATTACGCCTGACGCCAAATCATCCCATTCATCTTGATAACACTGAAAGAAAAATGTCTTAGCCTCTAGTGCAGCTACCGTTGAGTCGGCACTCTTAGCTGGCATCTTTTCAGTAAACGCTACACGCTGATCAAAAGGCTTTTTGTTACCTTCTGGCTGCGGGACCCAAGCACGCCAGCCGTACTGACTCGTTTTAGGATCGACAACAAAAGTTTGCGGGAGCTTCAATTCGTTCTGCTCCCCGCCAGCCCTGACACGAAGCTTGCCCGAGCTGCCGTTCCAATTCAGATTAGTGAATGATGCTTCCTGTAAAAAATCATCAAAGCTCATTTTGTTTCCCTTTCATATGGTCGGTTGATTTAATAGCCAAATAATTTTTTGGCAGACTGCCGGGTGACCACGCCGTTCAGCCGAAAATGTGAGTAATCTGGAATGATGTGCGCGGCGATCTCTTGCGGGTCGTCGCTAATGGTTAAGATCTTGCAGATCGCACCGATTGTATGTTTGACCTCTTCGAGTGGCAGTGCTGCGTCTTCTAGATCGAACCAATGCGAGCGAGGGCCGATAGCCTTAGCGCCTCGAGGCTTGCCATCAGGCAGCACTGCGAGCGTTGCAAACTTATTATTTGTGTTTTGGGTGTAAATCGCCCCTTGGCGCATATACGAGTCGACCTTTGATGCGCTCGGCTTCATGCCCGGCGCTTTACAGTCAACGACAAGGCCATGATCCTCAAATACAAAATCCTGATAGCCAAGAATAGGGATTGGCGACCAGTCTGGCTGGTACTCTATTTTCACCTGACACTTCGGCACGCCGAATTCTTTTAGCTTATCGTACCCGGTGCGGATTCGCTGACCAGTTTTCTTTGTCAAGTCAGCAATATCGTCTGGCTCTTCGAAAGCCATAAACTCAGTGAGCATTTCGTTACCAAGATCAACAGCAACATCTAACGGTGTGCCGGTCAGTGCCAGCTCGATGCCCTTCTCCGTTGCGTTGCCGACAATAGCTGCAACACCTACCGGGTCGCCTGGTAGATCGAGCGCTTTCATCAGACCCCGCGCTGGGCTGTCACGCCACATCTCCAAGGTACTGAAAGACCATGCTTTGATCTCAAATCGCTCTAAGGCTTTTTTGAGACGTTTATCTTGTGGATTGAAATATGCCAAAAAAAAACTCCCTCGGTGAGGTCCTTAGCCCCATGTATATGTCGAACCGAGCTCAGGCATCGCAGGACCTCTCTTTATATTCGCTGCGCCCGAGTAAGCTGCGGAAGGAGCAGAGCTCGGTGTTCATCAGCCGACTAAAAGCCAGCAATAAAATATGAAAAGTGCGCAGCACCCAAGCAGTGTTACAAATCCGATCAGATCGACTAAAAGGTTTTTCCAAAACATTGTTAACTCCTTCCAAAGTTGTCATGGATAATAGGCACAAAACCTGATATCGGGCAAATGTCGGTATTCAAAAATAAATAAAAAGAACAAGTGGCTGAGTTTCAATGGCCCAGCCATAAGTCCTTGTTTTCCGCGGTTCTAACTGACTATTAGCGGTCGTCGTTATCTATAATTTTTAAATGTGGTTTATAATCAGAAATGCGATGCAGATTAGCCCGAATCGGCAACAGACTTTCACGCCCAGTTTCGTCGTATTCCAATTCAAGCATTTCAATTGCATCTCTAATGTGCTTACAATGATCGCGAAAATTGACGCCGTTTGTAATGCACTCAAGAGAAGAAGGAATGCCTGCTGTCTCAGAAAAAACAGCAAAATGCGCAATTCTATGTTGTACATTGTTAAACATCTCTCTTGTAGTCACGTTACCTTTTGGTTTGCCGCAATAAAACGCTGATGCTACTACCCACATTGCCGTTTTAGGGTTCCGGTATACACCGCGATACTTTGGCGGTGAATACAAAGGATAATGACCGGATTTATACTTAGCATGGAATTTTTCTGCCAACTCTTCCACACTGTCTGCATAATCCAGAGGGACATTCCAGATAAAAATGTAATAATCTGCACCTAACATATGCAACGGAATATCTGAATTGCAACTTGGGCAAAATTTGTGATCAGTTATATTTTGTTTATTATTTACTCTACTCATTTTTTTGTCCTTGCTTTTCGGATAGATTAAAAAACACATCATTCTGAATTCGTCTTCTAGCTGAATCAGAGAGATCTTTGATTGACCCCGTAAGGAGCCAGCTAGGTGTAACCTCAAACACTTTCGCCAACATGAGCAATTGATCTGTGTGTACTCTCTTGCGACACAATTCTATGTCGCCATAGCTGTTCAAAGTCCAGCCAAGTTCCCGGGCAGCATCTTCTTGCTTCCACCCGTTCATTTGCCGTAGCACCTTGAGTCGAGCGGCGAGAGCGCGACGCTCTGGAGTCGGTGGTATTCTTTTCCACTTTGACTCTCGTTTTTGGTCATTTGACATATACCTTCCCTCAAAAAAAAGTTCCCCCAATAGGTTATCATAGGCTCTCATACTTTCTCAAAATGCTCAAAAGAAATTGTCAATGTCAACCCGGCATTGACGACATCATGTGGGTGATGTTACGGATTCCACCATCTGGAAATCTGCCTGATGAGGAGAAGACATGGCAAGCCCTGCTCAAAGAAAAGGTAACGATTACGAGCGAGAGCTCGCTGAGTATTTCAACCAGATGATGCATGGCGGTGACAAGGTCGTCACTAGGACACCGCTGTCAGGTGGCGGCATACACACCGGCAAGGGCGACCTTGAAGGTCTGCGCTACCTCTCCGTTGAAGCCAAAAGAACAGAACGGTTTACACCCGGACCCGCAATGGAACAGGCAACGGCTGCAGCTGGTGATACAAAAATCCCGGTCGTTATCACACGGAGAAATAGAGTAGCGACAGGCGACAGTTGGGTGATGCTCAAGCTCGACGATTTTATCCCGATGTACCAAAAATGGTGTCACTTTCTGAGTGCAGACGATGCGTAGCGCCTACGTCCACTCACAATATGACCGCAACCCAGATGACCACTATCCAACAATTGATGAACGCTGCGTCATTGCGATCAACGCGACATGGGACATTCCTACACCCTGCATCGATCCATTTCATGGCGCTGAACCGACACCACTGTACCCAGCGGTCAACGGCAACCTGAGAGATTTGCTTGGCGCACCAAATGCCATCCTGACCAACCCGCCATATAAACGAGGGCTCGTTGATGAACTGATGGGGCAATGCATCACCTTAGTAAAAGATGGCGTCATCGATTTCTGTGCTGCCCTGCTCCGGGTCCAATGGGATACAGCCGTCACCCGGCAATGGATGATGGAAGCACCATTTGCTGGCAAAACGATACTGACGTTCAGGCCGTGGTGGACCGCCCCGGAAGATCGAACAGCGCACCCAATTCACAATTATAATTGGCTCGTTTGGGACAGACGGCACAAGGGTGAGCCGGTTGTCCGTTATCACAATGGGGTAAACGATGAGTGAGCTGTTAGAAGCAGCGCTGGAATATCGTCGTCGTGGTTTTAGTCCCATACCACTGCGACCGGGTGAGAAAGAGTTCCCAGCGGTTAAGTGGAAAGAGATGCAAGAGGAGCCGTGGACCGAAGAACAAATCCGCGACTATTGGACCGCAAACCCTGACGCCAATATTGGGCTGCACCCAGCCGAGCAGAATTTCTTGGCGATTGATGTTGACGGCTACAAAGGGGCGCAGGTCCAACAGGACTTTGCCCAAATGTGCATGGAATACAATATCGACTACAAGGACGCACCGACAGTGCGGTCACCCAGAGGCGGCACACATATATATCTAGGGCTCACTGAAAAGGTAGCTGGCAACCGAGATATCCTCGGCATTAAATACATCGACACACGATCTTACGGCAACTTTATCTTAGCCCCGCCGTCACGCAACAAAGAGGGTAAGCGATATCAATGGGTCGAAGGTAAATCGATTTTCGACAACCCGATATTGCCGCCAGCGCCTAGGCGTTTCGTCACCGCATTGCAAAACGACAGCCGTCGATTGGTCGAAAGTAAAGCAGGCGAAGTGATCGAACTGAACGCAGAGTTCAAACAAATAGATGGTCGAGAAGCGCTCATGGCGTCAATTGTTTATTGGATCGGGATGCAGTTTGCCAGAGAGGCAGGTCAAACGCCAACCATACCAGAATGGATACAGCTCGCATGGCCTGAGTACGAAGCACAAGTGGCAGCACGCGAGGGCAAAAGCCTCGACGATGACGACCGGGGCATTGATATGATGATGGCAAAGATCCTATCGACGCAGCGCAAGATCAATCGCCTGCTAGACAATGGCGATCCGTTGGACGACCCGGACTGGGAAAAAGAGGGGATGATGCCAATCGAGCCTATGGCTGATCAGCATTCCGGGATCACCGCATCAGGCTATCAGCTAACAGGCGGGGCATCACTGCCACCGAGAGAATGGATCTACGGTAGCCATTACATCCGAAAGTTTTTGTCAGCAACCATATCACCTGGGGGGATTGGGAAATCGCAGCTCGCTATCGTCGAAGCATTATCTATGGCGACAGGGAAAGATCTGCTCAGGAAAAATGAACCGCTGCTCGATCGTTACCGGGTCTGGTACTTCAATGCTGAGGACCCAATAGAAGAGATTGCACGCCGGGTCGAGGCGACAGCGATGCATTACGGCATCACACAAGAGCACATAGAAGACAGGCTCCTACTGGACAGCGGAAGAGACCAGCGGCTGCTCATGGCGCAAGAGATAAAAGGACAAGTGATGCGGGTCGATGCAGTTTACGACAGCGTCCTTCGAGAGATAGATTCTAAAAAAATAGACGTTATGATAATCGATCCGTTTATCCATACGCATAGTGTGTCTGAGAACGCTAACGAGGCGGTCGGTGAGGTCGTCGATATGTGGAAAGCGATTGCTCAGGACGCCAACTGTGCCATCGAGATGATCCATCATACACGCAAACTAAACGGTGTGGACGCGACCGCTGAGGACAGCCGGGGCGCGAGCTCGTTGATTAATGCGGCAAGGTCTGTTCGGGCGCTGAGCAGAGTGCCTAAGGATGCAGCTGAGCGAGC